GCGGAGGCGACCAGGTTATAGCCGGAGGCGCAGATGAAGCCGGTCTTGAAACCGTCGGCGCCCGGATAGCGTCCGCTTTACAGGGCAGATGGCCCCCACCACTCTAGCTATCGTTCAGAAGCTTAGAGAGAACTCCCAGCTGGGCATTACCCAGCGCGTACCCGCAGCAGGTACGTGTGATGTGGCGTCAACCTGGATTCGAGCTTCCTGCCGACCGTTTTCACGGGACGACATTGGGCTCTTGCCAGGCCGCATCACGGGACCCGGGATATCGCTAACCATTCTTTCTTCCACGTCTTTTTCAAGACGAGGGAATGGTCCTGCGAGTTTCCGGAGGGTCCATGCCAGCAAGACATCTTCGCGCGCCGGGAGGCTACGCGAGATGAAGGTCATTACCTTGCAAGACAATCCAAGACTCACGTCCTGGCGTCGAGCAAAGAATCGGTCCGCAGGGACTACCCAACCATCGTCTCCCAGCGTGCCCAAAGGCAACTGGAAGTACTTTGACCAGGTAGCTCTTCGATACACAGTTTCCCAGGCCGAAGAAGTCCACTCAAGGAGTGAATTTCCAGAGCTTCTGGAATAAGCGTATCTAATGAGCCGATTTCCGAGTCGAAGCAACTCAACTTCGCACTCGATGACCTCTTTCTGATAGATAGGAGTAACCTCCTTCCCTTGGAAGAAGTGTTTGCCGCAGCTTTCAAAGAAATTTCCTTCAATAAACGATTTCTCGTTGTTTATCTGGAAACCCAAGAAGGCCAAGCACTCGATCACCTGCGTCGCGGTTTCCCGCGGACAGATGATGTCGTCTCCGTAGATCAGAACCTCGCCGCCTGGAGTTAGCATGTCGACTACTGAGCTTACCACAGCCCAGAAGATCAAGGACTCGAGTTCAAAGGTGAACCCGTTCCCCATCGACGAAAACTTCTCTAAAGACCTCTTAGAACCGTCTGGCATTTCTGCCAGCGGCGATCGGAGATCGTCAAGAAGCATTGCCCACTCCAGAGGAAGGAGTTCGTAAACGACCTCCTTCGCGACGGTATCACTTGCCGCTTTAAGATCAAGCGTAGCAAGGCCGGCCTCATAAGCGCGTCGAGCGCCTCTTTGGTTCCGGCTCTGGTCATCCAGATCGATACCAACCCGTTTCAATCTACTACGAAAGTACCCTCCCACTCCTTTTTGAAGGAATGAGTTGGCTCTCGGTTCAATCGCAAT